AAAAAGTTGTATTATAGTGATCACCAACCGAGTAGTTGGGATTGGCATGATCATATTATAGTAAAACTTTAGAATGAGCAGTTGTAAACTAGTAATCAAAGACGAAGTGAATGTGAAGTTCGAGAACTTGAGCCTCGAATGGCGTAAGCGATTATCCAACAAATTCAAATACGAGATACCATACGCCAGACACCTACCGGCTGTCAAACTAGGCAGGTGGGATGGCAAGGTCAGTTTCTTTGGGTTAGGTGGCACCACATACTTGAACCTAGTGGACCAGATACTGCCCATACTGGACGAGGGAGGTGTCTACGTGGACTTCGAAGATCACAGACCACAGCACAACTTTGAATTTAAGGTCGTGGACAAGGATTACCTGGCACACATCACGTGGCCCGAGCATCATCCTTGTGCGGGGCAACCCATACAGTTGAGAGACTACCAAGTTGAAGTCATAAACAAATTCATAGAGAACCCACAGAGCATACAGGAGATAGCCACCGGGGCGGGCAAGACCATAATCACTGCGGCACTCTGCCAACTGGTGGAACCATATGGTCGTACACTGACGATAGTTCCCAACAAGAGTTTGGTCACACAGACCGAGGAGGACTTCCTGGCCTGTAATCTAGACGTGGGAGTGTACTACGGAGATAGGAAAGAACTAGGTAGGTTCAACACCATAGCCACATGGCAGTCATTGAATGTGCTTGAGAAGAAAAGCAAGGACGAGCACACCACAGATTTCCTAGAGGCCATAAAAGGCATCAACACCGTGATCATAGACGAGGTTCACATGGCCAAGGCCGATGTACTAAAAAGATTATTGACCGGACCATTCGCACACTGTGGCATACGTTGGGGACTGACCGGCACCGTGCCAAAAGCAGACTACGAGTTCATGGGATTGAAATGTAGCATAGGTGACGTGTCCAACAGGATACAGGCCAGTGAACTGCAAGACAAGGGAGTGTTGGCCAATTGCCACGTCAACGTGTTACAGACACAAGACCATCCACAGTTCAAGACCTACGGCGAGGAGTTGAAATGGTTGACTACAGACGACACCAGGATGACCTGGGTGGCCAACACGATCACAGACATAGCCACTTCGGGCAACACACTGATACTCGTGGACAGGATATCCGCTGGAGAGATGCTAGAGAAGAAAATAAAAGATTCCGTGTTCGTTTCGGGATCGACCAAAAACACAGACAGGAAGGAGCAATACGATGAAGTATCTACTGCGACAAATAAAGTTATCATTGCCACATATGGAGTTGCCGCTGTTGGCATTAATATTCCTAGGATTTTTAATCTTGTTCTCATAGAGCCCGGCAAGTCATTCGTGCGTGTGATACAGAGCATAGGACGTGGAATCAGGAAGGCCGAGGACAAGGACAGCGTACAGATCTGGGACATCACCAGCAGTTGCAAGTTTGCGAAAAGACACCTCGGAGCAAGGAAAAAGTTTTACAAAGAGGCCAATTACCCGTATAATATAGAAAAGATAGATTATGCAAATCCTTACACTAGATAACAGATCATACACACTAGAGAAGATACCCGAGTGGGTGGATGAGAAACTGCGATTCGCTGTGTTAGACAATTCTGATCCTGCCAATCCAGACTTCTTCTATATTCCTTTAATATTCCTCGAGAGCTTCAACGCACCGGCGGCGGTGTTGGAGATAGGCAAGTGGAAGATCAAAATGCCATTAGACTGGAAGATGCTGATTGGGGAGGCCGGACAGTCAGAGATGCATGTGTTACCAATAACCAGTCTTAATGACAGGGGTTTTGACGCTTTCACATTCAATCCAATGTCCAGCACCAAGCCAGACTTCCATCCCATAGATGTTGTGGACATCTACACGGAAGTCAAGTGGTACTTCCCAAAGATCAAGTCAGGACAGATGTTGGCCGTGCCACTGTCCAATGGACCAAAACCCGTGTGTGCCTACTTCGTCAAGGACATATCCAGACAGTGTGAACAGGTGGACTATGGCTCAGTCTGGTAGACGAACGATAACCATAGACGCGCCTGTGCTGATAACCAGCAACAAGATCGCCGTGTGGATGGATGAACACTGGATGAAGGATTTCTTTGATTGGTTAAGGAAAAATAAATTCAAGATTTCGGCTATGAATCATTTACAAAAGAAAATAAAATTAACATTCGTAGATGCGAAGGAATGCACCATGTTCGGATTGAAATATGCCAGCAGAAAAAAATAACAGGAAATTCTTTGATTTGAGGAACGGTCTCAAGGCCGTGGACTTCAGGAACAAGGACTACTTCGACAGGATAGACGACAAGGAGCAGTCCCTGTATTCACCCTACATGTTGATGAGGTACGTGTCGAGCTGTTCATCGAAGGATCATTTCTATGTGGAACACTACGTGGAGATGGTCAATGAGTGTGTGAACAAGCACTGCTTCACACTAGGCAAACACAAGAAATTGTTATGGATACTGACTGCGATGTGTGGCACACTACAACAGCAGTTCCACCCATGGATCAAACCCATGAAGCGTGTTCCCAACAAGAGTCTCAAGAAACTGCAAGAGATATATCCCACATGGAAGGAATCGGACCTAGAGACATTGGACAAAGTTATAACAGACAGGGAACTAGAGGAGTTGATGGAGGCACATGGCATCGACAAATAAATGCACATACTGTGGCAAGGAGTTCGCAAAGGAGAGGACCTTACAGGTACACCTGTGTGAACCTAAACGTAGATATCTACAGCGAGATGAGAAATGGGTGGTCAACGCATTCATGGTTTTCCAAAGGTTCTATCAGATACACCAGCACAACTCTAAAACTAGAACATATGATGACTTCGTCAAGAGCGCATACTACAACGCATTCGTGAAGTTTGGTAGGTACATCATGCATATCAACCCATTATACCCTGACAAGTACATAGACTACGTACTACGATCAAAGATCAAATTGGATCACTGGGCCAGAGATGACCTGTACGAGGAGTACCTGATCGAGACCTTGAAGTCAGAGCCCGTGGAATCGGCCTTGCAACGTAGCATAGCCACCATGATGGACTGGGCCAACGAACAGAACGCACAATGGAGTGACTACTTCAGATTGGTCAACACCAATCGAGCAGTGCAACACATACAACAGGGTGCAATAAGTCCATGGCTACTGTTAGGTTGCAGTGCGGGAAAGAAGATGTTAAAATCATTCAACGACGAGCAACTACAGATGATTGAGAGATTCATAAACCCAAGTTTCTGGCCAAGCAAGATCAAGAGCTATCCGGCGGACCTACTATTGGTCCAGGAGACAGCCCGGGAGGCCAAGATTGTCTAAGATAGATCTAGAGATTACAGATAATTTAAGTTTCGATGACGGAGACTGTGCCGTGATAATAAAAGAGGACGGATCCATAGGCAGAGTGATAATGCCGGACATGAACAGGAAAATTTTAGAGTCAGACGGATACAAGAAACTTCTGGACGTACTGGAAGTCTTAGAGCCGGGATCACGTGACAAGATGATAGATCATGCCAAACAAGGTAAAGGGAGTATGCACTAATGCCTGATGTAGATATAGATTTCTTTGACAGGGATGGAGTGCTGAAATTGTTTAAGCACACACCTGCATCGATAATCAAAGACGGTAAAACAGAAAAACATAAGACAGGAGTGTACTTCCACGCTGTACCAGAACATCCAGTGACAGGACACGCAAGTTTAGATTACAAACAAGCTGAGTATCGTGGATACTTCAAGATAGATTGTTTGAATGTCAACATCTACAAAGAAGTAAAGTCAGAGCAAGAACTGGTGGAGTTGATGATACAGGAACCCGACTGGGACATGCTGAAGGATCCAAAGATTGTAGAAAATCTTTTCCACCTAAATGGACATTTTAACATAGTGTCCAAACTGGAGCCCAGGAACATAGAACAACTGGCGGCAGTGCTGGCCATCATACGACCGGCCAAGCGGCAGTTGATGTACAAGGATTGGGTGGACATCATGAAGGAAGTTTGGGTGAAACCCATAGATGGTTCTTACTTCTTCAAGAAATCACACGCTGTGGCGTACGCACAGGCCATTGTGGTGCAGATGAATCTGATAGCCAGAGATAAATATAACTTTAGTGTACAACAAGAAAACTAAAAAACTCACTAAAAAAACTAAGAAAAAAACTCCTATCAATCGTTCCGAATATAATTCATTCCAACCCAATAGCCCGTTGACTGTTTACTTTCTGAAATTGATAGAGAAAAAATCTTGAGTTTAAACTGGACGTCGGACCAATTGTATTGTCCTTCTCTTCACCCGTTTCTTTGAAATATCTGACAATCGCACGGTGGGACCATGCACTATCTCCACATCCTTGGAATTTAGTGTGACCAATGTTGTGCGGAAATAACGGAAGTCGCCCTTGAGGAATATGTTGATTGGTAGTTTACGATTGGACTCGTGCCACCAAATCTCACCACACTTCAGGAACTGCATCTTGTCCTGTGGTAACATCAGCCTACCATAATCATAGAAGCTGATCACGTTGGTATCCTCATTCTGCACTATACCCACGTACTCCAGATCACCTTTACGGATTAGACTCAAAAATGGGAATTTGTCCCTTAGCGTGTTAAAAATCTCGTTCATTCTATATCTATAAATACTGTTAAATATGTACTATGCAAACAGTTTCAAGGTATTTACTCACACAGTTGGTAATCGCCTACATAAATGGTTATCACGGAAGGAATTCAAAAGTGTACGATAGACGCTTAACACTGCACAGAGGGGTCAACAATCCCATAACATTCACGTTCAAGAACGAGGATCAGAAGGCTCAGGACATCACGAGCAAGACCTACGAGTTCAACATGATCGATTCAGAGACCAAAAAAGCGGTGCTGACCAAGACACTGACCATACTGGACGACGGATCCACAGTGAGCACGAAAGGTGACGCCAGTTGTACTATCACAGAAGGTGATCTATTACCACTGGATGCCAAGTTCTACAACTTCGCGGTACGTGAAGTCAAGTCGGACGGTAGTAGGGAGATCACATACTCAGACACAGGATACGCGGCCGCTGGAACCATAGAACTGTTAGATGGTGCTTACCCAGAGTTCGTTGCCAGCACAGAAGTTTCAAGTTTCACAGCAGTGGGTGGACCACTGACCTACACATCAGGATCCACGGATGCCAGACCAGGCATCAATAATAACAAGGCACTGCACACGATCGCAGTGTACACCAAGAATTTCTCTGGCACACTGAGGGTGCAGGGCACCATGAGTGCCAGCCCAGGGTCAAGCGATTGGTTTGATATTACCATAGATGGTGCGGGCTCTACAGCCAACACTTTCTCCAGTTCCACTACAGTTACCAACTACAACTTCTACGGTGTCTATCACAGTGTGAGATTCAGTTGGGGAAACGACAGTAGTAACACTGGTGTGATTGACAAAATCCTATATAGACAGTAAAATATAAACTTAATATGACTAATCCAATATTAGTTTCTGGAGACAGTTATTCTTTAGAGTGGCCTAAGCAATTTGCCAAATTGATAAGGAACCCGATTACAAATATTTCTTCACAAGGTAGAAGTAATCTTTTCGTTTGGTCTTCTGCTATAAATTACCTTACAAAGGTTGATACAAAACACATAGTGATAGTTGGCAACAGTTTTATTACACGCACAGATACTTGGGTGGAAAATCAAATTAATAAAAAAACTTGGGATGAAGTACAGCACCCTGAAAGAAAAAACGGAAATCTATCTATGCCATTACAACACTTTAATAAAAAATATGAAGAATGGTTTAGAACTTCGGATATATGTACACTATGGCAAGAATATTATTATGATCTGTTTTGTTTTGCTCATACACTTAAATCGTTAGGACATGATTTTTTCTTGTTTAATGCGGCAAGAAACCTAATGGGTGATCCGGAACTAGATTTTAATTTCCGTGGTTATTTAATCAACACACCTTATTACAATTGGTGTCATTCACAACCTAATATTTTACCAGGTGATACTTTTTCAATACCAGATTGGTGTAAGGAAAACAATGTGAAGACATCAGACACCGGACATATCAAAGATGACGAGGGTTGTTTGGTATTTTCAAAATGGTTACACAAGCAACTGTTACAACTCAAGTTGTTCTAAAACAAAATTCATGTTATAATAAGTTATGAATTTGATACAGAATACAATTCTGACTAGTCTACCTGCGAACAGAAAGAAGACACCCAGCGGATGGATAAGTTTCAATGCACCATGTTGTGTGTACAATGGCGAGTCAGCAGACAAGAAGAAGCGGGGAGGTATAATGACCAGTGCTGATGGCACAGTCAGTTATCACTGCTTCAACTGTGGCTTCAAGGCCAGTTATGTGATAGGTAGGAAACTATCCCACAAGATGAGGCAGTTCATGGGCTACATAGGCATACCCGAGGACACCATACGCAAGTTGGCCATAGAGGCCATGCGTGAAGAAGAGGGTGATCTAAAATATGAGAAGAAGAAATTCGTAACGTTCAAGAAGAAACAGTTGCCAAAGAACACACACAAACTGGCTTTGTGGTTGGAGAAATATGTTGGCAATGATCTCACTGAACCACAGTGGAAAAGGATTGATGCACTGCTGAAATATCTAGAAGACAGGGGAATGGGTGCAGACTGGTATGACTTCATGTATTCCCCAGACCAACACTGGGACGTGGACAAACGGATACTGATACCTTTCTACTGGCGAGGTGATGTAGTAGGATTCACAGGACGTATGTTTGAACAGTCAGACAAGGTCAAGTATTACACGGACGTACAGCCAGGCTATGTGTTCAACATGGACGCACAGGACTGGACCAGGAAGTTCGTGCTGGTCACAGAGGGACCGTTTGATGCAATCGCCGTATCTGGGGTAAGCATACTGGGATCAGAGATAAATGACACACAGCGTGAACTGATCGACGGACTGGGTAGGCAAGTGATCGTGGTGCCCGACAGAGATGCTCCAGGACAGAAACTGGTGGACCAGGCAACCGAGTTTGGGTGGAGTGTGGCTTTTCCAGAATGGGACAAAGCGGTTGGCGATGTGGCAGAGGCTGTGTTACAATATGGCAGACTGTTTACTATACAATCGATACTGAAAACGACCGAAACAAGTAAATTGAAAATAGATTTAAAGAGAAAGATGTATGGCTGAATACACATTTGATGTACAAAAACTTTATATAGAGATGTTGCTGGCGGATGCGGAATCATTCGCGAGGGCACAGAACATATTCAAACCCGAATCGTTTGATCGTAAACTGCAACCCATAGCCAAGTTCGTCAAGGACTACATGGACGAATACAAGGTCATGCCAGACGTTGAACAAGTCAACGCCAAACATGATGTCAAACTGAAATCGGCCAAGGACCTGGATCCAAGCCATTTCAACTGGTTGTTAGACGAGTTCGAGACATTCTCCAGACACAAGGCGCTGGAACATGCCATACTACAATCTGCAGACTTGTTAGAGAAGGGTGACTACGGTCCTGTAGAAGACATGGTCAAGGAAGCGGTCAGCGTGGGTCTGACACGTGACCTAGGCACAGACTACTTCGAGGATCCAAAAGGCAGACTGACGGCCCTCAAGGACAACAACGGACAGATCAGCACAGGGTGGGCCAATCTCGACAAGAAACTGTTTGGTGGATTCAACCGAGGAGAACTAAACATCTTTGCAGGTGGATCGGGCGCAGGTAAGAGTTTGTTCTTGCAGAATCTCGCGGTCAACTGGGCCACCGCTGGTCTGAATGTGTGTTACATATCTTTCGAGTTGAGTGAACAACTGACAGCGATGAGGCTGGATGCCATGATGACCAACATACCAACACGTAAGGTGTTCCCAGAGATAGACAACGTGGAGATGAAGGTCAAGATGATGGCGAAGAAGTCTGGATTACTACAGATCAAGTACTTGCCGAGTGGTAGCAACGTGCTAGATGTTAGAACGTATCTCAAGGAACTAGAACTCAAGACCAAGAAGAAGATCGACTGTATCCTGATAGATTACCTGGATCTCATGATGCCCAAGAGCAAGAAGATATCGCCGGCAGACTTGTTCATCAAAGACAAGTATGTGAGTGAAGAACTAAGGAATTTGGTTGTCGAAAAACAGTGTGTGTTGGCAACAGCATCACAGTTGAACAGGGCATCTGTTGAGGAGATAGAGTTCGATCACAGTCACATATCAGGAGGACTATCGAAGATACAGACTGCTGACAACGTAATAGGTATATTCACTTCGAGGGCAATGAAAGAACGTGGTAGATATCAGATACAGTTCATGAAGACCAGATCCAGTTCTGGTGTAGGACAAAAGGTAGATCTAGAGTTTGATGTGGACAGTCTACGTATCAGAAGCCTGGACGAGGATGAGTCACAGAGTTACAATCAACAGGGCAAGAACAAGATATACGATTCTTTGAAACAAACATCTAAAGTCACAGGCAATACAGACGCAGATGCTAGGTCAGAAGTGCCCGACCCACGTAAAGGCGATAACCTAGGAGTCAAGGTCAAAGCCACAGTTGAGGGCGGGAAACTGAGACAACTGCTAAATGAATTGCACTCAGATGAAGAACAATAAGGTCTGGATTTATCCCAGTGAGTTAGACGATTTACAACCATACATGGTCGACAAACCATACCAACAGTCTCACAGAAATAAAATAATAGAATACCTGATATCAATTAAACAACCATTCAGGAATTGTATTGACGTAGGTAGTCACATCGGTATATGGAGCAACGACTTTGTTAAATTGTTTGAATGGGTTCATGCTTTCGAAATCATTAAAGAGATGAGAGAATGCTATGTTAAAAATGTTGATGGGGGAAACTACACCTTGTATCCTTTTGGGTTAGGTCGAGAAGAAAAAATAGTATCCGTAAACTATGTGCCCCAACACAGCAAGAACACACAGATCGATTCGAATGGCACTTATCGCGCAGAGATACGTCCTATTGATTCACTGAATCTTAAAAACATTGATTACATTAAAATGGATGTTGAGGGTTATGAATTGGAAGTTTTAAAAGGTGCTACCAAATTACTAAATTCACAGACGCCTATAATACATCTCGAAATGAAAATGGGTGTGCTAAAGAAATTTAACTTAGATAAACAAACAGTTAGGGATTGGTTAGCTCAACATGGATATCAGCAGGTTTTAAAAATTTCTAATGAATTTATTTTTAAAAAAAGCAAAGAACAGTGATGGCATTACGAATAGAGAACAAACTTACATTTATTCACGTGAGTCATTCGGCCGGTACTGCCGTCTGTAAATTTCTAAAAGAGAACTTTGTTTGTGAAAACATAGGCCGACAGCACGAAACCTATGATCAATTATCACTCGAATTTAGGGACGATACTTTTGCCGTTGTGAGAAATACCTATGACCGAGTAGTTTCTCTTTACGAAAAAGATCGAACCATATTTGGTTCAAAGAATAATCACACCTATAAAAAAGAATTTGCCTTACTAGAAAAGGGGTTTGATTGCTATGTCAAAAATTTACAGGAATATAGATTTGATAAACACATGGTAGGTCGATCAAAAAGACGCACGTGGGCAGAACAAACACAACTCAGATTTCTCCCAGATGATTTAAATCTTATAAAACTTATAAGGTTTGATAATGTTGAAAAAGATTTATATCAATACTTACAGGATAGAGGATTGATGTACAACAGTCCCTTGCAAAGGAGAAATGCGACAAAAACACGTGAGGGGAGAAATTACAAAGATTACTATAACGCGGAAACAATAAAGATTGTTTCCCGAATATATGCTGACGAGATAGAAAAACTCAAATTTTGTTTCTAGTGGCGTAAAGCGTAAATTACCAGAGATAGCGTAAAAAAGAAATAACGCGAAGCGTTAAAAAGCGTAAAGCCGGCTTTGATCTTTTGGATCTCTACCGGCTCCACAGTGTTTGGGAACTAGAATGTGAACTTGATTCCAGCCGCCATGTCTGCTGTGTCTGTGCCTGACACCACGTCAGTCATCTCGTAACCAGCGTACATGCTGAAGTTGTCACCGATTTTCTTTTCAGCTCCAACTGTTGTGTAGGCAGTCCCACTCTTGACTTTACCGTAACCTGCTGAGAACGTTGTGTTTCCCACTGTGTGTGAGGCAACGTACTCGTTGGCTTTGGTATCAAGGTTGGTCGATTCCACCGTCTTGATTGTGTGGTTGTAACCAATCGTTGTGGCATCTGTGATGTCAAATGATGCACCAACACCCTTGTACTCGATGTTGTTCACTTTGTCATCCGTGTAAGCGATACCCACGTTTAGGCCGTCGCTGATGTCCATAGAGGCCGCAGTCTCGTAAACGTCAACGCCTGATTTACCAGTTGTACCGTCAACTTTTACCAAGTTGTCGAACTGGATCGCACCGATGCTGTTAGAGTAGATCACTGTGTGTGAGTCTCTGCTGAACAGTTTCTGTGCGGCAGTATTACCATATTCTGGGAACACATCTGTCTTAGATGTGACAGCACCCTTGAACACAGAGTTCTGTCTTCCTGCTGATAGCACACCTGCTCCGCCCATGTCAACTCCGGCGAAAGCCAGTTTTGAATCGAATGGTGTGGAACCAGAGTCATCCGCGTCGATGTCCACTTCTAACTTGGCGAAGCCGTCGATGCCCTCTGCGATGTTGCTTGAAAAGTCAACACCAATTGAGGAACCGTTGTTCTCCGCTTTTGCTGTTGCCACGCCTGAAGCGTTCTCGTTGTTTGAAACCATGTAGTTCAGTGAACCATACACCTTCATCTCTGTCGCTTCGGCTGGGGCTGGTTTGAACACCGCCCATAAAACGATGACTGCAACTACAATCGCCGCACCTATCGTCCATTTGTTCTTAGTAATTTTCATTATAGATTGATCTCCTATATTTTTTCTCTATAAGGTTTATGTAAACGCGAGCACCAACAAGTGTCGGTGAGAGCGTGTGCGATCACTGGCCTTGTGACCGCTCTGGATTGTAAGGCATATTTATCAAAAACACAACCATAATATGCAAATAAAATTACCAAACAAATTGACCCTGGGGCCGTTTCAGTGTATAATTACGGGTACACACAAGGAGGTTCACCATGGGCATACACTACGATTACAAGAGCACAAGGGGTGCGAAGAAACTTCAGAAACAACACGAACGGGAACAGCGCAGGCTACAGAAGAGACAGCAGTCAGAGGAGTCCACACCAGAGATGCGGGAGGACAAGCCACTGACCCTGGACATGATCACCGATCCCGCCAAATGATAAACCGCAGGCTGTTCGACCACTACGGCATAGACACAACCAAGGATCTCAAGATCGCCAACATCTGTCCTCGACCATTCGATACCGTCCTCGTGGACAAGCGGGGATCCTGTTACGCCTGTGAGTGCCAGTCATGGTTACCACAGAGCATAGGCAACCTGCAGGTAAAGGACATGGAGGACATATTAGGACACAACAACACCAGAGCTCATCTACAGGGATCCGTCAAGGACGGCACGTACCGTTACTGCAACGAACACCAATGTTCATACATCAAGTCCGGCTCGATTTTCAATCAACGGATAGACCAAATTAGACACATCCGGCTTGCCATAGATGACAGTTGCAACCTGAGGTGCCCGAGCTGTAGGAAGGACATGATCTTCCACAAACAGGGTTCCGCTTACCAACTTGGCATAAGGCTGGCCGACAAAATAAATGACTGGCTTATGAATTACAGCCACGACGTACAGGTGCATATAGGGTCTGACGGAGATCCATTCGCCTCATACGTGTACAGGCATTTTATGGAGCACACGCCCGAGCGCGATGACATCAAGTACTCCATCCTGACCAATGGATTGATGTTCAAGGAGTTCCACTCCCGCGTGCCTAACGTTATCAGGAATCTCAAAGAACTCGGGGTCAGCATCGATGGTGCCAGCAAGGAGACCTACGAGAAACTGAGGATGGGAGGTAAATGGGACAAAATAATAGAGAACCTCGAATGTATATCGTCTCTCAAAGAACAATACGACTTTCAATTCATCTTGCACTTTGTTGTACAGAAGGACAACTACCACGAGATGGAAGACATCATAGCACTTGGCAAAAAATATCATGCTGACAGAGTCTGGTTGAACAAGATGGAGGATTGGAACGTGTCACCAAATTTCAAGGAAAATGACATATTCAACCCAGGACATTCCCTGCACAATGACTACAAAAAAAGCCTTGCAAGGATAAAACCTTACCTTGGGGCTGAAAAAAATCCTATCGTTGAAATTCCAACTTTAAATACCCGGTAATGAAAATAGCGATTACCGGACACAAGAGAGGCATAGGTCAAGCATTCGCCGAACAACTATTGTCAAGAGGACACGAAATTGTGGGTATATCGCGTAGTGATGGTGAAAACATAAGACGTACGGCACACACTGCTTCTCTGATAGAACCTTGCGACATGTTTATAAACAACGCTATAAGCAAGTATGCCCAGACAGAACTATTGTTTGAGGTCTGGCATCGCTGGATGAACAGCACGGAAGTACGATGGATCTGGAATATTTCGACCAAAGTGTGTGAATGGTCGGAGGACCAACACATACACGGGATAACGATGAGGGAGTCTATGGAATATCGTAACCAGAAAATGGCACTGGAACTAGCACATGAACAGTTGTCAGCACAGCCTAGCAATATCAAAATGCTATTGATCAGACCTGATAGCAGGACTGACGTATATGTAAGACAGGTGTTGTTGGAACAAGGACTGACCTGATGGATCCAAAGAAACTACTGACCAACAAAAGCATATGTGTGCTACCATGGACCGGATTCGAGCTGGATCCCGGAGGTTACGTCAAGAACTGTATCATGTCAAAAGAGTATTTAGGCAACATACAGGATACCCCGATAGACAAAATTTTAAATGGTAGTACCAATATAAAACTAAAACAAGACATGCTGAACGATCGACAACCCAGTAACTGCCAAGGGTGTTACCTGCAGGAAAAAAACAGATCGTCGCTGAGCAGTATCAGTAGTAGACTGTATTACCGGAAGGAGATTGCCAGCAAAACCGACTTAGGCATCTACGATGATGAGAAAAATTTTTCATTGAAACACGTGGATCTGAGATGGACCAACTCTTGTAACCAGGCCTGTGTCTACTGCGAACCCATGCTGAGTAGTAAATGGGCACAAGAACTAGGAACTCACATAAGTTCAAACAAGGAAGCAAGACAAAATGTTAAGGAATTCGTGTTTGACAATATAGAAAGTTTACAAAATGTTTATCTAGCGGGGGGCGAACCCATGCTTATGAAGGAGAACTTGGAATTCCTTCAACTGTTGAAACAGAAGAATCCAGACTGCTCCATAAGAATCAATACCAACCTCAGCACGACCAAGACCGGAATATTTGATCTTGTCTGCAGTTTCCCAAACGTGCACTGGACTGTCAGTGTTGAATCTATCGGCAAGGAATACGAGTACATTCGTTATCATGGATCTTGGGATGAATTTGAAAAAAATTTAACAACAATCAAAAAACTAGATCATAGGATATCTTTCAATATGCTCCACTTCATCCTCAATCATCACTCGTTGTTTGACTGTGTTCGATACCTCAAGCAGAGAGGCTTCCACGACAATAGTTTTGTTATCGGGCCTTTGATGCAACCTGACCACTTACATCTATTGAACTTGCCTGCACACATGGTGGGAAAAGTTTTAAGGAAGATACAGAATGGCCTAGATTTGAAACCACAAGGTTATCTCAAGAACAGTTATGAAAATTTAATGGAGTACTACACCACAACTGCATGGGATAAAAACATTTCAAAGTTTTTACAGGAAACAGCAATCAGGGATAAACGGCGTGGCACAGACTGTCGTAAAGTTTTTCCTGACCTGTTCGGAGAACTGGATGCTTAAACACTGGGACAACTTGCTCAACACCGACTGTATCGTGGTAAGAGTGGGAACACACACTGTATATCCTATATACAGATCTGGCTCAACCAGCCTGGAACTGTCGGCAGACAAGGTCTATACCAACGAGCAAATCAAAGAGTGTGATCACATAGAGGTACTAATCAGAGATCCACATGAACGTTTTGTTTCGGGCATTAACGAGTACAGTAGATTAAACAACATGAATGTCGACCAGACCTGGACCCTCGTTAAACAAGGCAAACTTGCAGATCGTCATTTTGTCCCACAGTATATCTGGTTACTTCATCTTAGTAAATATTACAAGGGCACCGTAACTTTAAGGCCGTTCGAATACATAAAAAATATCACTGACCTACACGCAAAATTAGATCCCAAGGAAAAAATTCTAGTCAACCCTATTGAAAATTTTGTCAAAGTGGATAGCGAACTGATGAAAATAATTAACCAAACAGTCGAGTTAAAATATCTAATTAGGAAATACAAAGATGCACTGTCCTAGAATCAAACACTTTGCTAGACTGAACAGGGATGGCACCATAGGAAAATGTGGTCACATGGTAGATCCTCCGGGATTCAGAAATTTCGTAGACATGGAGCAAAGTCAATGGGTGGAAAACATAAAACAACAAATGCAGAGCAACCAATGGCCGGCCGAGTGTGTGAGATGTCAGAGGACAGAAGAAACCGGGGAGAAAAGTGTTAGGCTTGCCAGCATAGACAGACACAGATTATTGAAACCGTTACATGATGATTATCTCATAGTTGGCGGAGTTTTAGACAACATTTGTAATAGTGCATGCCAAACTTGTAACGCAGGACTAAGCACAAAGATCGGAAGCCTTGAATCAAAACAATATCCAAAGATAGACAATTACGAACTGTTCTGGGAATTACCGCAGGACAGAATAGTCGAAGTGGACGTTAGCGGCGGGGAACCGACGGCCAGCAGGAACTATAAGAAATTGTTGTCAAACTTGCCATCTAAAATAAAAATAGTGCGCATGAACACCAACGGTTCTCGCATGATTAACGAAATAGAATCTGTACTCGAACAAGGTATTAAAGTAATAGTCACGCTTAGCCTGGACGGACTACGTGACGTGCATGATTACGTACGGTGGCCTATTAAGTGGGACCAATATGAAGACACTGTCAACAAATACATAGGTCTTCAAAAAAAATATAAATTGTTGGATATCGATACATGGACCACTGTAAGTTGTCTCAACATAATGGACCTATCTAACATTATAGAGTACACATCCGTTAACGGACTACAACATAACTGGTCTTTCCTTGAACGTCCGTCTGTGTTGAATGTAAAGTATAAAAATAAATTCACCGTACCTATGAAACACCTTTATCCGGATCAAGTAGCCATAAAAGGAAATAATGACGAGGCACTCTCACACTTTTTAAAAAAACAAGACATGCTTCGCGGTATAGATGTAAACGATTATTTTAACTTCTGAGAGAATTTTTCAAGAAACATTTTTGCAAAACGTTTATGATGTTCGATCCCATAATGTTTCCCGTCCATGGCCAGACTTGGTTCATTGTAAGGCACACGTTGCTTAAACTTGTCCCAGTAAGGCCAACAGTTCTTGAGTGTGTATGTTTCCAAAACATTCAATCCTGATATGTGTTTGTGATAGGAATCCTGTGCGAAACAATGGAAGGTCTTACATTCATTTTTTTCTGCGTACTTCTCCACAAAGAAAACATTCTTTAGGAAATTATTTCTATCGGTGTCGTCGTCCTCTCCCTTTAATAGTTCGTCGTGTCCCATCTGGCTTTGTGCATACTTTCCTAATCTTTCCCTGCGACTCCAGAAAGGCCAACACACGATTATGATTCTAGGATCTATTACTTTCTCACAACCATACAATATCCTAACAATCTTGTCCGCACTTGCACCAGGCTGTCCTAAATTCCAGTACCTAAGCCTTCCTGTGTTGTGCTGTGACAGGAAATGCACCCAGTGTTCGTCGTCCTTGTTGCCTTGTCCGAAAGTGTGACTGCAACCAAGCACTAACACGTTCTTCTTACCGTCGGGCATGGGTGTCCATTCAGGGCACCTGTATCCGTGTGAATTCAGTTGGTAACCATCTATATCTACCCCGCGGGGTATTTCTCTGTCCGAATAGAATCCAAACTTCATGTGCTACCTTTCGCTAGTTGTAGTTTCTTGTTGATCAATCTACTGATGTACAATTCCATGAACCCCATCTGTCCACGTCCACCGAACATGTCAGGATACTTGATCCTGCCTATTGTGAGGTACTTCTCATCTGCGTAGAGATCCAATCTGTCGCGTGACTTGATGTATCGGAACTCCAGTGCACCGTTGTCACTGAGGTATTGCACCAACTCTGACTCCGACTTCATCATGTCCTGTGCCACGGTCACGGGTATGAACTCCCTGTGGTGTTTGAGTCTTATGGAATAGAATTTCTTCACACAATTAATTATTGTGTCTATGGTGGACCGGAAAGGATTCGAACCTCCGGCCTTGGGTTCCGCAAACCCACGCTCTATCCAACTGAGCTACCGGTCCATTTGGTGTGCCCGGCAGGATTCGAACCTGCGACCTTCGGTTTAGGAAACCAACATTCTATCCAACTGAACTACGGGCACATCAAGTGGACTCGTGTGGTGGAGGATAGGAGAGTCGAACTCCTGACTCATCCATGCCATGGATGCGTGATCCCACTTCACCAATCCCCCAATCTGACCAATCACATGCAAGACCATTGACTTTTTTGGTGTATATGGTAATTCTGGCATAATTGGTACTTGTGGTGCCGCTTCACGGATTCGAACCGCGGACCTACTGATTACAAATCAGTTGCTCTACCGGCTGAGCTAAAGCGGCGTCACAGTTAAAATAGTACACTACAAACCGCGTTATGTCTACCTGTTAAACGCACACAGACGCCTTTATACGCATGGTAAAACTGATCTTGGACAAGTTGTACATCTGCCTGTAATACACGCACATAAAGACAGGTATGTAATAATAGCATATCTGACCTGTTGACAACGCATAAATAATCTTATACAATAGAATTATGAGAGACACAAAAACAATAACAGCATACGCCCAGAAGATGATGCGTGAGGCCAAGGAGAAATTGCTCTTCAAGAGCCTGCGTAAGGAAGTCAACGTGGGTGCCAACGGCACACAGGATTACGTGATCAAGAACGGTGGAAATGCTGGTAAAGTGGCATTGAACGCCAACAAGTTCCAATAACATTTTCTATCCAGATCATCCATTCATTGACTGGTGTAAATAACCGGTATGAATAAAAAACTAGAATGGTTGATAATCATCTTCATGTTGGTTATACTCGTGACATTAGGTTCACGTAAGGCATCAGCCGATCACGGAACACCACACCAATCAGACAAAGAATACCAGGCGGAGATCACCAAGGAGATGGAAGTGATAGACGATGAGTTATCCGACAAGGGTGACAGCATATCAAACCTTCAGGGCGTGGCCAACGGGGTGGTCTGTGTGTTCGCACCGGAGCAGTGCCAGGAGAATGCTGTACTCACTCCACCAAAAGAAAATCAATAAATACCATTACCAATAACGGGGAGACAACATGTTTTTAACAATTGGATTAGTGATCGGTTTCATAGCGGGCTGGTGGGTCAACGAAAAGTTCGAGGACATCGCCGAGGCTAGCAACAAACTGAAGTTCTGGAAGAAGTAATCACAATGACGGAGGGTGGCCAATGTTCGATTGGATTAGAAGACTGTGGAAACGGTATGAGAAATTTACACTTGAACAGTATGACGTGTCACCCGTCGTCTACCGCATAGGCACTAAGAAGTATATCAAGAAGAAAGCATTCAGCAAAGGACCTGTCCCTCGCACAAGATACGAAAAGTAATCAAACCCAATACTTCTTGTTTAGTTCAATTGTATCAAACAGTCGCTTCTGAGATTGTTTGTAAGAACAGCCGTTCCACCAATCTTGACTTTCTATGTCCATGCGACACAGTTCACAGTCACCTATCACCCATGAGGGATCGTACCAGACTGGATTGCCGCGCCATGGAGTTATGCAGTGCGTGTGGTACCACACCGGCTTGCGTGTCATGATGTAGATCATCTTGCGTTTCTCCACAGTGTACATAAAAATATTTACACCGCGGAAACGCAAGAAATAGTTTGCTATTAATTGAATGTCTTCTGTGATCCGAAGAACCTGGCGATCCTTGTGTACAGTTTGGATACCCACTCCGGTCTAGGCACTGCCCAGGTCACCGCTATAGCACTGACAAGCAATCCCAATTCCATTAACTCATGTAGTAAAAAGCTCATGTGTTTCTCCTAGTTGCGAATAGTTATTATTCGCAAGTACTTATAGGTGTGTGAATTTGGCTACTTGGAATGTGGCGGCAGTTTCTTCTCCACCCACCAGATATGCTTCTGTGTGATGGGGTCGAACTTGCGCATTCGCAGTTTCTGATTTTGCTTCTCGCCCTTGCCGGGCTTCATGGCGTAGTAGTAGAACGCATGATCCTTCATGCTTGGATCTTCCGGGACCAGTCTAACTTTTACGTAGGGTTTTTTTGACTTGGGCTTTTTTGCGGCCATGTAGGTATCCTAGTTGGTATGCCACCGCTATGAAAGTGGCGATTATTAGTGTGTGCCAGATGTAAAACATATACTGTTAATTAGTCTGATCGTCATCGGCCCTGCTGGTGATCACCCGGTCCACTAGCCCGTACGCCACGGCTTCCTCGGCGTTCATGAACTTGTCACGTTCCATGTCCGCTTTCAGTTTTTCCAGTGGTTGTCCGGTTGTCTTCTCATAGATCTCCGTCAGCTCTTTCTTCCAACGTAGCAGTTCGTTCGCCCTGATCTCCACGTCGGTGGCCTGACCACTCGCTCCGCCCAATGGTTGGTGTATCATGTGTCGTGCGTGTGGCAACATCAGACGCTTGCCTTTGGTGCCCGCGCTCGCTAGGAGTGAGCCCATGCTACAGGCCTGGCCCACCACTATGGTCTGTATGTCTGATCTCACATACTGCATGGTGTCGTATATGGCCATGCCTGCCGTTACCAGACCGCCTGGCGAATTGATATACAGTGTGATATCCTTCGAGGCATCTTGTGATTCCAAGAACAACAGTTGGGCACACAGCACTGAAGCGGTGTGTTCCTCTATCGGTCCTTCCAACATGATTATCCTGTCCTTGAGCAACCTACTGAAAATATCGTAGGATCTTTCGCCCTTGGATGTCTGTTCTATCACTATTGGTGTAAGTGGCATAAAGTAATAGTACACTAGAACCCGTTTCGGGTCAACCTGAAAAATAGGGCACTATAAGTACCGATGTGCAGGAATATTTGGAAAAATTAAAGATCACCCTAGAGGTCGACAACATCACGCGAGATGATCAGCAAGATCCTACTCTGCTGGTGGGACTCAACCGTGTTTCAGATCGGTGTGCATTGGTGCGTGGACGCAACAGTGTGTCGTTCACGGGCCTGGTACACAGCACGGGAGAACAGCGATTGATCGTGCAGGTCGAGGAGACAGACAGGGCCTGGAGCATCGGCGCGTTCAAGATAATGGACGTCAAGATACACGGGGTCAGCGTGGGCGGTGCCTTGATGCGATGCAGTTACGTGCCCAAGTACGATGACGACTTCCTGGGGCTCAACCCGGACATGCCGCGACACATGGACATGGTTTTGCACGTGGGCAACAGAGGCACATGGAGTTGGAGATTCGACGGACCGGTGTACAACAACAAGTCACTGAACATAGGATTGTGGTAGGATGGACTCGGACCAGGCATTAGACAGATTCCAGAGCCACTACGCCAAGCGACTGATCTTGGATCAGTTGGGCGACGAGGCCGAACACATGGCCGAGGACTTCCGGGTGACCGACTTCTTCCGCAACAAGTACCAGAGCCTGATAGTGGACAACAGGGAGATCATACGTGGCTCACACGTGCTGGACGTGGGATCTAATCTGGGACAGTGGGCCACCTTGTGCTGTCTGAACGGGGCCAAGGCCGTGACCTGCCTGGAACCCAGGCGGAAGTACGTGGAGGGCCTGAACAGGTTCGCGGGAGCCCAAGGACTGCCCATGGTGGCGGTGCAGGGCATACACAGGGACTGTGCGTCCATGGGACAGCGATTCGACGTGGTGTTGCTGTCGGCCATGGTGTCACAGATGCCGGACGTGTGGGATTTCTTCAGAGGGCTGAGGGGGATCACGGAACACGTGATCATAGGACATCACATCACCGTCAACACATTGCCCGATGACGCCTGCAGGATAGAACCACAGCACAACCTCTCGCACAGGAACGCCGTGGACCTGCGTGATGACGGGTACCTGGAGGATCCAGAGGGGGTGCAGTACGACTGGAACAGCGTGAGCGACCCCATGGCACGTGGTCGTACCTTCCACTGGTACTATGGCGTGGATTTCCTCAAGACCGTGGTGCGGCACCTGGGCTACGAGGTACTGCGCGTGAAGAAGCATGACAATCGACTGCTGTTCGGGGACACCATGGGCGCCGACGACGGACAGACACTGTATGACCTGATACTGAGGGTCAAGAGATAGCCACACGCCAGCATTAAATACCCACGTGAGATGGTTCCTGATCGTGTATTTCCTCACCATGGGCACGGATGGTAATATGACATGGCGCACCGCCGAGGAGCTGGGACGCGAGGGTTGGTATCGCATGGAGCACCCGGACGCGGAGAGTTGCCGACGGGCACAGGACCGATTCACCGAGAACACCAATGGTGCCCTGATGAGGGCCGCCTGTGAACCCCAACGCTAGATGTGTGTGATCATGGCCATGATGGCGAAGAACGCCACGAACGCCCAGGTGTCCAACCTGTAGCGCTCCACCATGTGGTACTTCTGACGCTCTGACACTATACCTGCACCGGCACCACGTAGGTCCTGCCGTCCACCTCTATGGTGGTCCTGATGGCCCAGTCGTGTTTGCGATAGTCCTGTGCTTGTGGTGGTTGTCCGTCCCTTGTCTGGTTGCTGACACGCTTCTTCTTCTTCTTGGGTGCGCTCAGCCATTCATTCTCTTGTTCCGTGTATATCATGTGTGGGTGTGTTCCTTGGTTTTGTACTATTTTATCTGATCGCGCGGGCGATCACGACCGCTGTTTTGACATACCAGGTATGCGATGGCCTTGGGATCCGATCCACTCTCGCATCCTCGGACCCCATGGGCGCCATGCATCTGATACCCCACCATTATAACATGTTATTCGGTCAGGGTCAAGCCCGAGGGTTATAGCCCGTTATTTTTCCTGCTGTGCAAATTTTTTGATTCCCAGGAACACCCACCTATGGATGCTGTGCGCGATCGTGTTCGACCAGTTGATCTATGACCTGTTGTATGTCCGCCCTTATGCCTGCGATCTCCTCGTGCACCACTGCGCGTTGGTGCGGTTCCACGTACTCCAACTGATACAGCAACTCCCACAGGTTCATGACCAGGATCTGCAACTGCTCCTTGAGATCGAACACCGCGAAGGTGTTGTCATGGAACGCGACAGCACACACAGTCATGATCATGTAGAGGATGGCGGTACGCAGGAGCATACAGGTATTTAAGGGGCGTTGTCCAGGAACAGATCCCACTCCACTTCTGACGCTTCGACCGCACACACCTGCACTAGATCCGACCTGGATTCCAATGAGTCGTGTAATATGTCAGCAGAAGCAGGATCCAACCGCACATAAGCACGATGCACTAGTGATCCCCGTTGACACATCACGTAGTAGTAGTGAGACTTTGACATACAGGTTATTATACACTGTACGGGAGCAGTTGCCAACCTGGGCATGTGTGGGGAAACGTGGCCGCTGTGCAAATTTTTGAGATCTGAGGATCTGGGCCTTACGATGCTTTTTGCCCAGACCTGGTACAGTGCCCTATTAGACCGCTGTGCGTTTTTTTTAGTATGGGGGTATTTTATCATTGCCCTACCAGTTTTACCACCATGGGTGTAGAAATGCATGCCGACCGGCCTGATGAAAAAGATTTTTTCTTTTCGATACCGACCCGCATGGTGCCTACCCATTTCTGAGTGTGTCTACCATTCTCCACCGTTATCTACTGCGATAACTGTGGCCCACCCGACCCACCCAGCCACTGTGTCTTATATGTCTAGTTCCGTTGTGAGTCCCCCGTCGCGGTGGTAATGTTTGGTAAAGGTGCCGCACGGCTGGCCCGTGCCCAGATCCGGAGAGTGGTAACGATTGGTAAGGCAGACCCAGACCAAACCAAAATCCAAGTGGTCTTGCATGTGGAACCTGGTAACGATTGGTAACGGCCTGGCCCACCAAACCAAAAGCACCAAGTGTTTTAGCTCACTGAGCGAAGATCCTGGTAGGGATTGGTAAGCCCAGAACGGCGTACATTACTCCTCACACGCACGACCATTACCAACTGTTACCGGCCGCCCCGTTAAATACAGTTAGAATGCGATGGTTCCTGATCATATGGATTGCCACGGTAGAATGGCCAGTGGGTGAAAGCCGTTGGATGGACGGCATCGTGACCGACTCAGAAGCAGAGTGTAGACAGTACATAGACACAGTGAACGAAAGAGAACACATAGTCGGATCAGCCCAGCGGCAGGAGGCTGTGGTACTGGATGTGGACTGCATGCCGGCATGGTGGTTCGAGCATCATCAACCCAGCGTCATACAATTACGACCCGGACACACCACATAACCATAGAGCATGGTGGGATTGGTCTGGACCATACGACATGGTGGCCGATCCGGACCCCCTCACCCTAAGACACCCCCAATCGCGCCAACAACGGCGTACGACCCAATATAGGCTATCGAAGCAAACGATTTTGGTAAAGAATTCCTAAGGATGGCAGGCATAGTTCAAATGCTCCATGCTCGTAAACACTCAAACGATAACTATCCGTATGCCCACCCAAAGAGAATACGACCGGTACAACCGACCAGAGATCAAGCCAGATCATCACCCGCGTTGGCGTGCACCGTTCCTGGATCAACTGCCAGTGTGTCCCACTTGTATCGGGATCCGTCACATAGTGCTCTACGGTCTAGCCCTGTATGGCCTATACTCACTAATCACTCTACTATTTTAATTCCGTCCGTAATCACATATCAGTCCGTCGATGGCCCTAAGGTAGGTACAGTAGAAACGGTCGTGGGCTAGTCATCAGATAGGGTTAGGATACAGTAAGGCTAAGGTGTCAAAAATCGTCGTACGCAAGTTCGCTCTGCGAACTGTGTTGGCATATGCCCGGATTACCAAGCACGAACATCTCGTGGAAATTTTTGCGGACGCATCGCCTTCCAGGCGCGGGTCGCATCTGGCCCTTACCAATTACCAGATAATATGGCCACAAAAAAAGGGCGATGTTGATACCGCCCCTTTGGTGTCGATTATTGTCTAGTGGGAGAATTCGATCACAGTCTGCCCAACTCAAAACCCTTTGGTCTTGCCGTCTTCTTGACTTTGACTGTCTGTGGTCGGTTCCCCTTCACAGCCGAATAGATCAGGTGCAACGGGATCGTGGCCATCAAGAATATGAAGCCCGTGAAAACGATCGCGATGATGTGTAGTAGGATGAATAAGAAATGTCCCATTATAGGTCCTCCAGCATACAGTTCAGAACAACCGCCTGTCCATATTCCGTGGCAGAAAGATCCGTGTCATATGCGATTGCCACCACGCCCAAAGCATAGGCATTGAAATCACCAGTGAAACCCACACTCTCCACCAATGCGATTGCCGTTGACAGAGGTACCGTTGCCTTGCTTGAAATCAATTGCGATGCCATCTCGCCCATCATGCCACAGTATTCCGACTTGGGGACTGCCTGTGCTGACGCGGATAATCCTAGCAGGATTGCCATTGTTATTATTAGTTTTTTCATTTTGTTTTTCTCCCTTGTTTGGTTATAATTCAGTATAGCATATCTGGTAATACCGTCAACCTGTCAAAAAAGGCTGTTTCTGGTGGTTTTTATCGGATCAGGGGCAGGATCTCGTGGATCCATCGCTGGTGTGCCTGGGCCGAGGGGTGCTGACCATCCACCGCCCCGAGGTCATTGTCAAACAGGGGCAACAGGTTCCGTGGTCCCATCACGCTCAGACGTTCCAGGTCCTGGTGCACCTCGGGGTCATGACTGCCGATCCAGTACCGTCCACCCCATCCCTCCAGCAGGTATCGGATGCGATCCACTATCCTCAGTCCACGCCTCCTGTGGTCCCGCCTCACCAGTAGTCGCTGTCCCCTGTGCCTCATGGCCTCACGATCCTGGGTGTGCCACCACGCCGAGCAGGGTTCCGTCGGGGGTGTGGCCCGTGACATCACGGTTATGGGCATCCTCAGGGTCTCGCCGTGCCTGTGTGTGCGTTCCAGTCGCCTGTGCCATGATGGCAGTAGCAGGATGATCCTGTCCATGTGGAAACTGCGGATGGCCCTCTCCAGGTTCATCCATATGGCGTCCACCCCCGCTCCGGCCTGTGCCAGGTTGATGTTGGTGCCCGGTAGCAGGCTGGGCCATTGATCACCACGCCGTATCGCCGATCCCTGTGTGACGCTACAACCGAAACAGCCATGGTCGTAGGTGCCCGTGGCGTCCCAGGGGTCGTGTGGTGTGTTGGCCCACTGCCTGAGGTGGTCCAGGTGTGTGGTCCTCTCGGGGTCTCCACACTCACCGTCCCAGCAACCCGCCAGCTCACTGCCACAGTCGGTCCTGGTGTTGTCGTACACCCAGTCCCATCGACTGCCACTGCGGTACCACATGGTCCAGTCCCACCTCCGTGCCCATCGGGTGTCCAGTGCGACCCCACCGTTGAATGCTATCTCCTTCTCGCCCGTGATCAGTCTGTCCCGTTGGTACCGGTTGTGGCTGATCTGCTGTCTTATGAATCTGTCATGGTCCCTCAGGGCCTGTCCGTTGACCCATATGCCGTCCACCGTTATCCGTTGGTAGAGCCCCTGTCGTATGCCCGACACCTGGAACAGTGGCGTGACCTCCCCTGACCTGTAGTTGGTCATGATCCGTAGTTCCGTGGCGCCCTCGGGCACCTGGATCTCCTGTTGGTCCTGGGTGTGTATGGTGATCGGTGTTGGTGATCCACGGGTCAGTGCCTGGATCTTTATGATTACGGGCAATCGTGTCTCCATAACTGTAATTATAATGGTCATGTGGTGCCCTCAACAGGAATTGAACTCGCGACTGACTAGTCTATTAATTTATGTTGGTGGGCCTCGAGGGAGTCGAACCCTCACGCCTTGCGGCACATGATCCTAAGTCATGCGTGTCTGCCAGTTCCACCAAAGGCCCTTGTGGTGCTCCCACCCTGTACTGACCAGGGAATTAGTCATTACCAATGACTTGATATGCCATTTATCTATAGGAGCATATCTGTGGTGTGCGGGCCGTGCCATTAAGACGTGGCCCACGCACCTTTCTTCATCGAAGGGAGGTCCGATGAGAGAAATCTAAAAACCT